CATAGAATCTTCCGTCTTCTCTCTCCCGAGTGACTTGAAAAATAATTCTTTCCCGGGGCATTTTAATTTCAACCGCATTTTCTCTGATCGTATACTTAGGCTGTTCCTGATTTTTATCTTCACCTATTAAATAGCCTAAAACTTCAATTTGAATCTTGGTTTCTAGCTTTCTTTCCTCACTAGTAAAAGAACTAAAATTATTGTTTTGGCTGAAGTCTTGTTGTATGAATCCTTCATATTTATGGCCGGCCCGATACAAGATAATGTAATTTATCGCTCCTGGCTTTGTTATAAACGGAGTTAAAATCTGATTCATTTGTTGTTGGTATTCCGTTCTTATTGTTATTTCATATGTCGACGTCACATAAACCGGCAAAGGTATCGTCATGGTTTCATAAACTATCTTTTTGTTTTGGGATCCAGGAAAGTTTATTCTACTGTGCCTTCTATACGATTCTGCATTTGCAAAGTTCGAACTTTTGTCTTGCTTAAGCCTTCTAGCAATTTTGATTGTTCCGCCTTTCTCGTCTTTCACAGGAAGCACGTTCCCCCAGACCGTTCCTTTTCTAGTAGGGTCTTTGACCATATTCGTTCTTTCCACTGTGACAATTGGCAAAATTAAATTGCCAGAACGGTCGCGAATTAACTCATTTCTCTTAGAGGATAAACTGCGCTCTGGGGAAACCCAAACAACTGGGACTTTTTCGAACCCTTTTTGAGTTGTCGCAAACAACTGTAATTGAGTTATGTATTCTATCAATGCAACGTCGATGTTCTCTATTGACGAAGGGCCAAAAGGAATGACTTTTTCGTAATCATTCGGACGCTCTGTTGGAAGCAAAGGAAAGCCTTTCTTTTTTTTGCGATCGATCTCAAACATTGTTCCACTTTACCTCTCTGGTTCTTCGTTAAGGCCCGGTAGCCCGTAATATCTTCCATTCTTTCTTTCTACTTCATCTGCGAAGGCAATCCTTTCCCTGGGTATCTTAATATCTACAGCATTTTCTCTATATGAAAAATTAGGCTGCTCTTGATTTTTATCATGGCCGACTAAATATCCCAAAACTTCAATATTTAGCTTGGTTTCTAACTTCCTTTCCTCACTGGTGAAAGAATTGAAGTTATTTACATGTTCAAAGTTCTCTTGAATAAAACCCTCGTACCTATGTGCCCCTTCTCTTATCAGTATATAGTTTATACCTCCAGGAGTTGTCGCGAACGGTACCATAAGGTCATTCATTTGCTGTTGGTATTCGGTTCTTAATGTTATCTGGTAGGTTATCGTCACATACACAGGTAAGGGGATGGAAATTGTTTCATAGACCACTTTTCCAGTATTCATTGGGAAATTTATTTGCCCCCTTTTTCTTTGAGAATGTGCATTCGCAAAATTAGAGGTCTTCTCTTGATTAATTCTACGCGCAACAGGAATAGATCCACCTTTTTCATCTCTGACCGGAAGTATATTAGCCCATACAGAACCTTTTTTCGAAGGAGATTTAATGACACTGGTTCTTTCGACCGTTATCAGAGGTAAGATCAAAGTACCCTTATTGTCCCGGACACGATCATCTCTTTTACTTTGGTACATCCTCTCTGCGGACGACCAAATGATCGGAGTCCTTGTCCAGCCATTGTTAGTTGTTGTAGATAAGTCTAATTCTTGCTCAAGAAAATTGTACATTGCAGCATCGATTGTCTCGATCTTTGATGGCTCGAAAGGAATCTTTTTTAGTCTTGCTAGTTCTTGATCAGTTGGCATTGAACAAGCCCTCTCTGGCCTTTACGCATTCTGCTGTGATATCGAACATGTGATTGATCTGTCCAAAAAGCTGCTTCGGCTCGTTGAGGGTAACTATTTCGTAATATGTCTCGCCGTATAAAACAAAGTCTCCCTCCCTTACAAAAAGATTTTGGTCTTCTGTTAGTCTTCTCTTGTGGAAGTGAACTGTTATTTTTGACTTTCTGTCGACGCCGAGATTAGTCGTCTCTGTCTCATAGCCTTGCCATTCTACAAGAGCATAAACTCTTATCGGATTGAGAAAATTCTTATGAATCGCTTCTCCATAGACCGGGTGAAAGTCTGTATCTTCTATACTTATGGGATAATATAATATCTGCTGGCCAACAACTCTTTCGATGAGTTCATCATTGACCTGCTTTACCAAATCTCTTTCTTTTTTACCTAAAAAGAGAGGAGGTGGGGGTTGTTGTGGTTGTTTCCATTTATTGTCAGCCATGTTTTACTTACCCCACGAACATTGTTAAAGGAACTTTTTCTTGAATTTTTGATGTTGACTCCATTGTTTCAGCGTCCTGAGCTACAAGTTTTGAGTAGGTCATTTCTGCTAAAGTAGTCTTTAACTCCTCTCTTAATTTGTCTTGCTCCTCTCTCGATTGAGATATTAAATCGGAACCGTTTAGCGTAACAGATTCGCCCGGAATCGGTATTGATCCGAACTTACTTCTCACATGTCCTAGTATTTCCTTACATAGCGATAGCGCAAATCTGCGGATCCATTGCTTACCAATACTGTTGATGCTCTTGTAGGGCAAGTTGGCGAATGGTAATGTGTTCATGTTATTTATCCCGTCAACGCCCGTAGAAACGCCTGGATCTTCTTCTTCCCATGGGTCGGTTGATATGGAGAACTGAACCCACAACATCGAAGGATAAGAGGTACTTGGAGGAATTGGAAACACCCTTAGTTTATTGTTTTTTAGTTCATATGACCAATGTGACATCCTGGTGTATATTGCATCTTCATATGCTAGTGCTTGCGCTTTATTCTGCCACGCCGGAATAAGTTCAAACGTCGAGGTATCAGAAAATTGTCCGTAATTGTGCAAATTGCCCACAACATTGAGGCCACCGTAATATCCAAAAAACCTCCACATTGCTTGAGGGGTCTTATAAAATACTTTTTTAATTAAAAGTTTTTTGTTTCTTGCTGGATGGGCAGGTGAGCTATCACTGTCGTTTGGATTTAGCTTATTTCTAAACCCGCCGACTTTATCAGCATATTCTGCAAAGGATGATCCCGAAAATATAATCTTTTGTAAGTCATAGTCTTGCACTCCAGCCTCAAGTCTAAAGGAAGCTGAATATTCCGATTGGCCGCGGCCAACTCCAACTTCTGCAGCTGCCGCCTCCGTTGCTCTTCTAGCATAACCAAAATCAAACTTTGGATACTTGAGTGCAACTTGCTCCCCGTCGAGGGATGCAGAAAGCGTTGTTTCTCCGAGACTCTTAAGATGACCCAAGTGATCAAATGTGCCAGTTGAGTGTCCCAAATAAGATGAAAGAGTGTTATTTGCTTGATGAACGTTTACAATATATGAGTATTCTAATACCGCCTCTTCATACGCAGCATATACGTTTGCAGTAGTAAGTTCGATATCAAGGACATCTCCCCCCAATTTTCTGTACACATATGTTACTTGATCGGCTGCGCCTGATAGGAAATTAGAATCAAATCGGGCTGAACTAGGGGAGGAATAAACCCCATATGGTACATTTTTGTTTACATTGCCCACATTGCCTGTGGCCGGTAAAATGCTCTTGCTCATCGTACTTGATGGGGTCAATGTGGGTGCTGCCATTTATAAGTCCTCCGTTTCTAATTAATTAGTATTGAACTATACAAAACGCTAGGACTTAAGTATTTTAAGCCTTTGCTGTTTTTTTAGCAGGAGTTGTCCTTCTAGCTTTCGTCTTAGTTTTAGGTTTACTTTTTGTAGTGCTGTTCGCGCTACTAGACGTAGTTGATTTTTTTCTCGTTGTTTGTTTTCTTTCGGTTTTCTTAACAACAGTTTCGGCTTCTTTGTCGCCTGTGGTTTCGGCCGGAATTGGCGTTGACTCGCTTGGCTCTTCGATCTGAATCAATTCTGTCTCAGGATCTGTCGCGACCTCTTCTTTGTTTCCAAATATTGCTTTTCTAAGCGATGCCGCTTTCTTAGCGTACTTGGGGCTTGTGAGTTTTCTTCTTTTTTTTCCCATTTGAGTTTCCTTTATTTTGATGGTGGGTTCATTATATCACAATAAGTTGAAGATATAAAAAATGCCCCCCTTTCGGGGGGCTGTGAATATTTTACTATTCTTCTTTGTCGGCTTCCTTTTTAGGAGCTTCTTCTTTCTTTACAGCCTTTGGCTTTTCATCTTCCCCTTTACCAACCAGTTTTTTGACCACCTCTTTCAGGCCGGCTTTAGGCTTTTTGGCTTTTTTTGCTTTTGCTTGCGCTCTAGCAATGGATTCGTGGAATTTGCTACGTCCTAGATGCCTCATCTTATATCTCCCAACACACACGAATATAGTTAACTAAAGTAACCATCGATCCGCCGGTCGAAGTAACCTGGAGGTGTGGGCCAACAGACTGATCGGAATATGTAGACAGTGATCCAACCTTTGTCATCGCACCTGCCTCTGTGCCAGTGGCAGAATTTGCTGCATAAAAATCGACTGCATCGACGCCGTTCCAGTGTATACCCATTGTAAGAACATCGTTGTCTGCGTCGTATTCGATGCTAGGATCTGCAGTAACTTCCGAAGCATTCTTCGAAGAGACCAAACCCAGAGTATCATCATTGTGCGTACCCTTCCTGAAGCCAGTCTTATCTGCGCCGACGCCGGCAGCGACTGTAGCGAAGAGCGTAGCGTGACCGAAAGCTGCTTCCGATACACCGAAAAAGAACTCACAGTTGTCGTGATCGCCAAGTTTAATAGATGTTTCCATCCACCACTGCTTTCCACTAGTAAACGACAAAAGATTACCATTAGCAGCGCCAAAGCCTACTGCGTCGTTGGCGGATCCGCCGGCGGTAAGACTCATACAGCCGTCTGTAAAGTCAGCATCATTGCCAACAAGGGCAATTGCTGCGCTATTTTCATCTTCTCTTACCCAAGTTGAGGTCGTTGTGCCGTCAGCCGGCAAGTCTTCCGAGTCCTCAAAGCCGAAACCGTGCTGTTCGCCAAGAGCGATAACGCGCTTACTTCTTTCTAGTCCCGGGACCATCGGGGGGCGAATAAGGCCCCATGTATCATCGGCGCTATAGTTTGTTTGCATGATGCTTCGAAGCCTTCTGCGCCCTATTCTTCTATTTCCCATAATTTGTTTCTCCTTTTATATGGTTACGTAACCAAGAAATTTCACGAAACACAACCAGCCACTTCGGTTGTATCTCTTCGAGGGACAGTGGCCTCGTCCCAGGAGAATATTTCTTAGGTCCCCATAAATAGCTCCCATAACAAAGAAAAGCCCCGCCAAATGAATGACGGGGCTTTAACTATTTGCTTATCAGCTATTATCAGCTAGCGCCTTCCTCACCGAGGAGACCGCGGACAACAACAAGACCGTACATATCAGGTCGGACCATCTTCTTAGCGTAACGGGTCATAACTCCCTTACGCGGCACGAAGTCTTCCTGACCAAAAATGGTAGGAGTGACCTGCAGTGGTACATACGGAGCGTAAACATAGCCGCTCTCAAGGAACGAGCCACCCTTACGTCCGACAAGGATCACGTTACGCGGGAAGTAAGGATCAACATATACGTCCCACTTCTTGCTAAGAGATCCAGTCTTAACTGCACCAATAGTTCCTCTGTCACCGTCAGCAGTTACGCTTGCGCGGAAACCACTAGTGAATTCGAGGATATTTGCAACCTCTGGAGAACAAACAACAAAGTTTGCACCACCACGAAGTGTCTTTCTGTGGATCTGAGCACTTACGTCATTGATTGTCTCAATGAGGGTCTCATACCATTCGCTGACGGTACCAGTGAAGTCAGGAGCAGCTGCTGCTGCGCCCAGCTCGGCACCCTTACTGTTAACAAACAGGCCGGGTGCGCGTGACCAGTAGCGAGTACCTGCCTTGGCACCCTGAATAAGGTCTCCAAGGATTTCCTGATCGATCTCTAGAGCAACCTGCTCAGAGAGAATACCAGTCAATTCAACCTCTGCATCAAGGTTGTGGTATGCGTTGAGATCCTGTCCCAACTCAGGTGTCCACTTTGCCTTGAGCTTCTTGGTGACTGCGGTTACAGCGATGCTGTCAACCTTGATGTCGATTTCTGGAATTCTTCCAGAACGAAGCTGTAGCGAGTCAGCACCAGAGGCGTTGTCACCTGCACCTTCAAGGCCGAATTCACGCCCAACAACTGCGCCCACATCAGGGGAAATGCCACCGTTAGCAAATTCATCCGCTAGCGGGAACTGCAGTGTAACATCATCGGCCTGTGCGTTGTCTGATGCTGCAGCACCTAACGTATAGAATGAAAGGTGGGTTGCTTCGGAGCCCGCAACAAGGTCGCCGTTGCCATCGACGTATCCCAAATGCGTAAGTCTTCTAATAACTTCCACATCGGCGTTACCATCGGCCAACTGCGTTCCATCATCATCAGTAAGAATACAGGCGGTCAAAGCCCTTTTATTGAGCGTTGCCATTGTTGCAGCGGTCAATTTAACACCGACCATGGCCACCTTCTTAGTAGAAGTGTCTGCAAGGATGTCGGGATCAAATCGAATTGCCTTCTTCTGTGCATGAGTTAATGATCCAATTGCAACAGGAGTTGCAAGAATACCACCAGTGGTTCCTACGTCAGCAGATGCGTTAGCGTCACCAGCAAGGGTTGCTATCGCGACATTGCTGGCGGGACCATCAGCTAGCGCCACCGACCCAGTCGGCGAAGTATAACCAGTATTCAAGTCGTAGAAACCTCCAGGACCCTCAAGAGTGTTTCCAGCAAGATTAACACCACCGGTTACCTGACGGCCGACAACGTTACCACCGTAGATAGATTCACCAGCGGCTCCGCCAGCGAGAGCGTCGGTCTTGGTAAAGTCCAAGAAGAAAATTAGCCCGCTTGGAAGACTCATTGGCTGCACACTGACAAGATCGTTAGCGATCAATCCGCCGAATACACGACGAACAATCGGAAAAGCAACAGCGGCGAAACCTTCAACGTCACCTGCTGACATGCTTGAAGCTTCGCGGAGAAGCTCCTTGGCCTGATTCTCTAATAGAACGGCCATTGTATTTTTATTTCTTTCGTCACCGAGGCCCTCAAGAAGACCCGTATTCTCCCACTTGGCGAGAATAGCAGCACCTTCCTTGGATACATCGCGCTGAACGATGCCCTCGGTCAATTTTGTTAAAATAGACATTTATTTAAATATCCTCCTTATATATGATTTATTTAATTCCAGCTAAACGTTTCATACGATCCGAAAAATTGCCTTCTTCTTGATTTCGTTTAGTTTTTCGGTGCGATGAGACAATGAGGGAGGGATTTCTATTGACAGCTTCGCTTAGTGATTCTGGTAGCTTTTTCTTTTCTGTGCTGCCCACTGTGCTCTGAAGGGTCTCGTATATAACCTTCGCCTCCTTTGTTGTTTCGGCCGCTGAAATCGCTTCGACAATCTTTCTCCTTTGTCGCTCATTCAGGGAGGGATTTTCGAGGGCCTTGTTGATATATAAAAGTTTCGCATTGGAAACATTCACGCTTTCAACCTTTTCTTTTAACATTAAAACGGCTTCCATAAACTTATCATTCTCTTCGACAAGTTTTTCTTTGTCAGCCTCAAGAATCTGTGTGTTTTCTTCAAGCTCTGCAACGCGAGAGCGGAGAGCTTCGTTTTCTTCCTTGACCTCATCGTCAGCTTCTCTGGCGATGGCTTGAGCTTCTGCCTCATCAAGCGCTGATTCCGATGCTCCGAGCCAGCCAGTCTTTACCGGGTCGATGTCCACCTTTAGTCTTTCCATGAGTTCGTCAATTAAAGCTTCGTCGATATCAATGTCAAGTCCACTTTCTTCTGCGAGTGGGCTCTCGGCACTAGGTGCAGCTTCAGCTGCCGAAGCTAAATCGCCGGCTAGTTCTTCATGGCTCTCTCCAGGTTCAGGAAGCGCACCACCTTCGCTCTCTTCGGCATCGATGGCTTGCACCAGATCGGGAAGATCAAATGTTATGACTTCAGAATCGTCAGTTGGGTTGGTCACATCGGGTACATCTTCAGCACTAGCAGGCGGAATCTGATCCAAAGTCGGATCACTCTGTTCTTCGTCTTCTAAACCGCCTCCAAGTCCCATATCCAGGCCGGGGTCATCTTCCATTCCAAGTTCGCCTTCGCCGGCGAATGGATCCTCTTCGTCCTGTTCTAATAAAAAACTGACTGCTTCTTTGATTTGGTCTGAATACTTCTCTATTACTAACGCTTCTGCGTTCTTCATAGCTGCATCTTTTAGTGCTTTCGCATCGACAATAGCTTTTTCTAACATTGTAGACATACAATTACCCCTTTAAAACGGAAAAACTTCTCAAAATTAATTAGTGTCTGATGTGGTCAAATGACAAGAAATTTCCTACAGAGAGTTGTAGATTAATTTTCCGGGGATGGAGCAGAGACTCGAAGACGTAAAAAGCCAAGCTCACCCAAAACAAACGGCACTTGTACTGTCTTGTTCTTTCGATACTGATCAGACAATTCTTTTTGCGTATTTACTGTATAATCACCATCTTTAGATATTTTTCTTCTAGACATTCATAAACCTCAAAAGGAAGAGCAAGCTGCTCGGACAACCATATCGTTGAGCCCACCATCGTGCACAAAAGCAATTCTATCAATACCATTCACCGGGATGGTAACCATAAACTTGCCATTAATAGTGGTCCATTTTGCTTCAACCCAAACGTCATTGGTGGTCGTAGCCTCCAAGTTTGTATCAGCTTGAACCTTCGTACCGTGGGGCAAATAAAGTTGTGACCAAGAGCCGAAAGCATAATTGTAGGCGTATAATTTTAATGTATCGTCTGTGCCGTCATTTTCAATTTGTATATGCAAAAATCTTTGGTTCTCTGTTGAGTACCCATTCTCGCCGGCTGTCGCATCGTCGAGATCATCATTTAACGCGCCGGCAGCAATAACAGTGACAGCACTTGCTGTCTCCTTACTTGATATTGCGCCGTCTCTTTTGAGAGCTTTTGGTCTGCGGGTTCTTCCCCAACTCTGATATGTATGAAAGCTTGCCATATTAAAAATTCCCCTAACTTTATTAAATAGTTAATGTCTTATGTATTATTATTCTTTTTTGTTGTTTCTTGAGAGATTCTCTTTTTTCTCTCTTTCTTTCTCTTACGTTTAACAGAGGGCTTTTCATAATATCGTTTATCTCGGTACCTCTCAAGGACGCCCTCTTTCTTGACTCTTTTTATAAATCTTTTGATTAATCTTTCGTTTTCGTGTCGCCCTCTTGTTGTTGCATCGATTGCGACGTATGCTACTTTTGACATTTAAATACTCATTTCCTTATATAAGTTTCTTCCAATTCGCTCCAGCTAAAGACATAATCCCGTCAATATTCACTCCGGGATCGTCGGCCGAGAAATTCGCAAGAGGTGATGATGGAGTGGTTGACGCACCAGGGTTGCCCGCGGATGAAAGAGGTTCAGTGCCCGCGAAAACATCTACGCCCCCAAATTCTGACATTCCTGACTTACCTATGGCATCCAACATTTTCGTTCTATTTTCTTGCAATTGCTTTCTTTTTGCGGCTGCGCGGGATTCCTGGAGGTTTTTTGTTTTTGCAGGTTCAACCTTCTTAGATTCTACCAACTGAGCTGCACCTAACCCCTGCACTACTTCAGATATCAGACTGGAGAGCACTCCTTCTTCAAAGATGACCTCTTTTACACACTGTTTGATGAGGGGCTTTAAAACCTTCTTTAATTCTTCATTTTTCATTTGTTGATTTTCCTTCAAAAAATTTACCACCAGAAGCTTTCTTGTATCCGGGTATGCCTTCTTCTTCTTCCTCTTCTTTCCCGGCCAACTCTTCTTCAGGGGCTTGCGCAGCATCCCGTGCAGTGCGATCACTCCTGCTCAAGGGGCGTTTGCGAACTTTTGGTTCATCTGAGTCCGGGACTTCTTCGGGAGATTCTTCTGGAGGCAGTTGTGGGGCTGGCATGCCTATTTTTGTTTTAGTTTTGGGCCTTTTTAGTGGCAGTTGTGGGGCTGGCATGCCTACTTTTGTTTGAGCCCTTGGCCTAAAACTAGGGCGGGGCATTCCTACTTTCGTGGGAACGTGAGCCTCTTGCAAAATCTCTTTTAGAATTTCTCTAACTGCCAATTCTATTTTCCTAACGTTAATAGAGGTCAAACTTCAATCCTCCTTAACAATACTATTCAAAATTCTATTAATCCGATCAGCCTTAGTATGGACGATCGTCCTATCTCTAGCCTCTTTCATCATGAAAGCGCCAGGAGTTGATGGATCTGAAACCATATCAAAACATATTAATTGGAAGTCATCTTCTACTATAGTATCGCCATTTGATTCGCTGACAGATCCCATACCTCTGGAGGATATCCCCAGCTTCACACCGCTCTCTACCAAACTTTTGAGAATTTGACCAGAGGGAGTATTTAAGACCTGTATCTTTCCCATGACCGTGTCGCCTTCATTCCAGATTTCAGTGACCAAGTGTGATGCATTTGCTAAATTGACAACAGATGTTTCTGGATGATCTAACTCGCCCAAGGCTCGTCGTTCTTTGACAATCTTCTGGTAGTTCTTAACCTCTCTCATAAGAGTGTTCGAAGGATATACTCTACCATTGCCATTTCTGACCTCTGCCTTTTGCATCACTCCAGTTAAAAACACTGCGCCATCTTCTCGGACCATACGCTTCTCATCCTCAGTCAGAAGATCTTGGCATATGCCTCCATCACAAAGTTCATAATACTCTCTTAAAAGTTTCATACTTAATCCTCTTGCGGGGGCCACCCGCTTCATCTACGAGCCCTTGCAGCAATTTGCAACTGGCCGTATATACCATCTTATTGTTGCGAATGAATTCATTTCCATCTCCTATAATTAACCTTTGTTTTTTTGGGCAAACCAGAGTGTTCTAGTTTAAGTCCTTCATCTCCGAAAATAACACTCAAAATATAACTAGTTCCGGAACTAAGGCACCCCAACAGCAAGGCTGTAATTAAAGAACCGTCGAAACTAAATAGGTCTGTTGTATCGTTTAGAGCCCACAAAATCACACCTACCCAAAAGCCGGTGCACATTGGACAAGATAATAAATCTCCGAGCAGGCCTCGGGTTGGTCGGATTTTATCAAATATCTTCCCGTATACTAATATTTGAGTGAGTCCGAAAGAGCACAAGACAAAATATATTAAGCTCACTTACCCTCTCTTTCTCTCAACAGAGAATACATATACTGATATCCGTATGGCCGGACCCGGGGATCTGCGGACCCTTTCTTGTCTGAGTGCGGCACCTCTCCGAGTTCAGTGCTGTTTTCTTCGTCTGGGTCGTGCATATGCAATGTCATATCTCTCTTGAAGTGTTGTCTGGCTTGAATGTCTGGGCGCTCTTCCTCTAGAAAGAGACTTGTTACAAACAATGCTGTTTGCACACTGTTGATACCTTCCAGTACAGACTCTTGAATTTCTGCCTCCAGAGAAGAATATATGCTTCCACCCTGTACACTGTCTAATTCTATTACACCTTTCTTAATTAAGAAAGCGTAAAACCTATCTTGAGTAGGATAAGCCTCTCGCTCTACCAGCCTTTTTGGAAAAGTTATTATCCTATTTTTGTTTGGTGAAACCACTATATCAATCAGATCATGATCAAAAATCATAATATCACCATTAAGAGAACGACGAGCGTTAAGCTCAACCGTAACCGGCTTGGGCTCATCCTTCACTATCTTAATCTTGACTGTCCCAGACTCCTGAGACTCATCGTCAGATACTATCTTTACTTTAACTGGCATCGCTTTGTATCTCTTCCATGAGATTCTGAATCTTTAGAATCTCTTTTAACATTTCTTCATCTATTTCTCTATTGCGATAGCTCTCGACTCTTTCTAAAATCTTTTCGGTCTTTTTAAGCATAGAGGGGTCATCTTTTATGATCGAATTTCGCAAAGAAAGCTTTATATCCTCTTTTAGCTTATTAACTTCTTCATTTAAGTGCATTTTTAATTCTAGGCCATCGTCGGCGAAAGAAGCAACATATTTTGTTAGCAGCGTTTTCTGGGATTCGCTCAGGGATTGAAAATATTCTTTATTAAATCTGTCAACAAAAGATTTATAAACAACATTATCTATCGGCTCTTTTATATCACTTTCTTTTTTCTTTTCACTTGTTAGAGATTCCAGCATTTTGCCCTCTAATAGTACTTTTTCTTTTACTGTTACGGAATCATTGAAAATAGAATATATGCTGGCTAAGTTTTTATAGTTCGGTACAAAATTAGTGAACACATCCGGGGACAGTGTTTTATTGACTTTGTTTATAAGAGATGTTTGTTCGGCAAAGATTTCTTTTTTATCTAATCTTGCATAGGCTAGCTTCGCTTCCATCATAAGCTTTTCAGCCAAGACAGTTTTAAGCGCCGAAGTTTCATACAAAGATTTGTATATATCCAATTCGCTTGATAATACAGTACCTTTCTTGAAGTGCTCCTTCATAATAGAAACTATCCTATTTTTCCTATTGTTATTATTTTTAATGATGCTTTTTGTCAATTCTCTGACAAGTGCTTCGTAAACAAATGCGGTATTTCTTTTTTTATTATGTCTTAGTCTCATTTTTGCTCCTCGACTCAAGGCCCTTAATTAGCTTTTTTATATCGCTGGTGACTTCGTTGATAAGCTTTTCTTCTTTATTACTATAACTAGTCTCTTTATCTTCGTAAACGCCATTCGATAAGGCTCTAAGACCCATAAGGTCATCAAAACCCTTTAAAGTGTTTCTCTTGGTCGAAGACGCCGTTTCAGAAGAATATTTCGA